ACCGGATGGCCGCGGTTTTTTCGTGAGGGTCCCGCAGCGCACTAAATGACAATGATGTGTGGACCAATCATATTGCGCACTGAAAGCCTAATTATTGAGTTTGTTCCTATATATACTTGGTGACTAAGTTTGTCCTGTATACATAATGTGGGATCCACTATTAAATGATTTTCCTGAAACCGTACACGGGTTTAGGTGTATGCTTGCTATAAAATACTTGCATTTGATAGAAAATACGTACTCACCCGATTCATTGGGATACGATCTTATACGTGATTTAATTTCTGTTGTTAGGGCAAAAAACTATGTCCAAGCGTCCAGCAGATATGATCATTTCCGGTCCCGTCTCGAAATATCGCCGACTTCTGACCTCAATCAGCCCATACAGCAAGCGTGCTGCTGTCCGCATTGTCCGCGGCACAAAGGGAAAGGAATGGGCCAACAGGCCCATGAATCGGAAGCCCATGTTTTACAAAATGTACAGAAGTCCGGATGTTCCTAGAGGCTGTGAGGGTCCATGTAAGGTCCAGTCTTTTGAGTCCAGACACGACGTAGTGCATATAGGGAAGGTTATGTGTATTAGTGATGTTACCCGTGGTACCGGTTTAACCCATAGGGTTGGTAAGCGTTTCTGTGTTAAGTCAGTTTACGTTTTGGGTAAGATATGGATGGATGAGAATATTAAGACTAAGAATCACACTAACAGTGTCATGTTCTTCCTTGTTCGTGACCGTCGTCCTGTTGATAAGCCACAAGACTTCGGAGAGGTGTTCAATATGTTTGACAATGAGCCTAGTACGGCTACTGTGAAGAATATGCATAGAGATCGTTATCAGGTGTTAAGAAAGTGGCATGCAACGGTCACTGGGGGACAATATGCTTCAAAAGAACAGGCGTTAGTTAAGAAGTTTGTTAGGGTTAATAACTATGTTGTGTATAACCAGCAAGAGGCTGGTAAATATGAAAATCATTCTGAGAATGCTTTGATGTTGTACATGGCATGTACTCATGCCTCTAATCCTGTGTATGCTACGCTTAAGATTCGTATTTACTTCTACGATTCTGTAACCAACTGATATTAATAAAGATTAAATTTTATTAAATATGATTGTTCTACGTATACAATGTGATGTAATACATTCCATAACACATAATCAACTGCTCCATTTACATTATTAATGCTGATAATGCCTAAATTATGTAAAAACTTAAATACTTGGGTCTTAAAGACCCTTAAAAAATGACCAGTCTGAGGCTGTGAGGTCGTCCAGATTTGTAGACTTAGGAAACATTTGTGTATCCCCAACGCTTTCCTCAGGTTGTGATTGAATTGTACTTGGACGGTGATGATATCTCTGTTCATCAGGAATGGTCGGTTGTGGTGTTTTGTTATCTTGAAATATAGGGGATTTGGAATCTCCCAGATATACACGCCATTCTCTGCTTGAGCTGCAGTAATGGGTTCCCCTGTGCGTAAATCCATTGTCGTGACAGGCTAACGCTATGAAATATGAACAGCCGCAGGGTAGATCAACTCGTCGACGCCTGGTCCCCTTCTTGGCTAGCCTGTGTTGCACTTTGATAGGAACCTGAGTAGAGTGAGCCTTCGAGGGTGATGAATCTCGCATTTTTTAAAGCCCAAAATTTTAAAGCTGAATTCTTTTCTTCGTCCAGGAACTCTTTATAACTGGAGTTGGGTCCTGGATTGCATAGGAAGATAGTGGGAATTCCGCCTTTTATTTGAACTGGCTTCCCGTACTTTGTATTTGATTGCCAGTCTCTTTGGGCCCCCATAAATTCTTTAAAGTGCTTTAGGTAGTGGGGATCAACGTCATCAATGACGTTATACCAAACATCATTATTGTAGACCTTTGGGCTAAGGTCTAGATGACCACACAAATAATTGTGTGGTCCAAGTGACCTCGCCCACATCGTCTTCCCCGTCCTACTCTCACCCTCAATCACTATACTTACGGGCCTTAATGGCCGCGCAGCGGCACTGACAACGTTCTCGGCAGCCCAGTCTTCGAGTTCCTCTGGAACTCGATCAAATGAAGAAATAGAAAAAGGAGAAATATAAACCTCCACTGGAGGTGTAAAAATCCTATCTAAATTTGAATTTAAATTATGAAATTGTAAAACAAAATCTTTGGGAGCTTTCTCCCTTAAAATATTGAGGGCCGTAGCTTTGGACCCTGAATTGATTGCCTCGGCATATGCGTCGTTGGCAGATTGCTGACCTCCTCTAGCAGATCTGCCATCGATTTGGAAAACTCCAAAATCAATGAAGTCTCCGTCTTTTTCCACATAGGCCTTGACGTCTGACGAGCTCTTAGCTCTCTGAATGTTTGGATGGAAATGTGCTGATCTTGTTGGGGAAACCAGGTCGAAGAATCTGTTATTTGTGCATTGGAATTTTCCTTCAAATTGGATGAGCACGTGGATATGAGGTTCCCCATTTTCATGAAGCTCTCTACACACTCTAATGAATAATTTAGAAGTTGGAGTTTCTAGTTTTTGTAATTGGGAAAGTGCCTCTTCTTTTGAAAGAGAACATTTAGGGTATGTAAGAAAATAATTTTTAGAATTTATATTAAATCTGCCAGCTCGAGGCATTTGAATCGGTGGACACTCTAATTCTATGCATATCGGTGGAACGGTGGACAATATATACCCTGTCCACCAAATGGCATAATTGTAATTACATTGAAAGTTCTAATCAATTTCCCGGTGATAGCGGCCATCCGATTAATATT